AACTAGAAGGATTAGATACAACTATTGACTGGAAAAATACTGGTGATAACTCATACGATGGTGAAAAGCTAAAGTTATTAGCTCATGATGAAAGTGGTAAATGGGAAAGACCTGATAATATATTAAACAATTGGAGAGTTACAAAAACTACATTACGTCTAGGATCAAGAGTCGTAGGCAAATGTATGATGGGCTCAACATCAAATGCTTTAGATAAAGGTGGAGACAACTTCAAAAAACTATACTACGCTTCTGACGTTACTAAAAGAAATAGAAACGGACAAACATCTTCTGGGCTCTATAGCTTGTTCATTCCTATGGAATGGAACTACGAAGGATTCATCGATACTTATGGATTACCTGTATTCATTAGAAACAAAGCTACAGTCAAAGGAGTTGATGGCTACGAAATTACAACAGGAGTTATCGAGCACTGGGAAAATGAAGTTGAAGGTTTAAGAAACGATCCTGATAGTTTAAATGAATACTATAGGCAATTTCCAAGAACTGAGCAACATGCTTTTAGAGATGAAACTAAAGATAGTTTATTTAACTTAACTAAAATATACGAGCAAATAGATTACAATGCAGAACTAAATAATACTGCAGCCGCCACCACTGGTAGTTTTCAATGGCAAAATGGAGTTAAAGATACTAAAGTTATTTTTTATCCTAATAAAGATGGTAGGTTTAAAATAAGTTGGGTTCCTAATAAACTAATACAGAACAATATAACATTAAAAAATGGTATTAAATACCCCGGTAACGAACACGTTGGAGCTTTTGGCTGTGACAGTTACGACATTAGCGGTACTGTTGATGGTAAGGGTTCTAATGGATCTTTACATGGATTAACTAAATTTTCTATGGAAGATGCGCCACCTAATCATTTCTTTTTAGAATACATAGCAAGACCTCAAACAGCTGAAATATTCTTTGAAGATGTACTTATGGCTTTAGTATTTTATGGAATGCCTATATTAGCAGAAAACAATAAACCAAGATTACTTTATTATTTAAAAAGAAGAGGTTATAGAGGTTTTTCAATGAATAGACCTGATAAAGTATGGAATAAATTATCGCCAACAGAAAAGGAAATAGGTGGTATACCAAACACAAGTGAAGACATTAAGCAAGCACATGCTGCTGCTATAGAATCTTATATAGAAACATATGTAGGATTAAGAGAAGATGGTTATGGTGATATGTATCATCAAAAAACATTAGAAGACTGGGCTAAGTTTAATATTAATAGCAGAACAAAGCATGATGCTTCGATTAGTTCTGGATTAGCGATAATGGCCTGTAATAAAAATCGATACACGCCAGTAGCTAAAACAAATAAAAAAATTTTTAATTTAGGTATAAAAAAATACAATAACGAAGGTTATGTTTCAAAAATAAAATAAATGAATATAATTCCAAATGCAAACACTACAAGTTCTTTTCCTAGTCAGGTAGTACCTGATGCAGAAAAAGCTACATATGATTATGGTTTACGTGTTGCTAGAGCTATAGAAAATGAGTGGTTTAGAAATGATAAAGGTCGTTATGACAGATTTAATACTAACTACAATAATTTTCATAGACTAAGACTATATGCTAGAGGAGAACAATCTATACAAAAGTACAAAGATGAACTTTCTATAAATGGTGACTTAAGCTACTTAAATCTTGATTGGAAACCTGTACCTGTTATACCTAAGTTTGTTGATATAGTAGTTAATGGTATATCTCAAAGAAACTATGAAATAAAAGCATTTGCTCAAGATCCTGAGTCTATAATGAAAAGAACTGCTTATGCAGAATCTTTGCAAAGAGATATGATGCAAAAAGATCTTATTAACCAGATACAGCAAGTAACTGGATTAGATGTTTCTACTTCTCAAGGTAAAGGTTTAGAAATGGAAAGTGAAGAAGATTTACAGCTTCATATGCAAATGGATTATAAGCAGTCTATAGAAGTAGCTGAAGAAGAATTAATAAATCAAATATTAGATACTAATAAATATGATTTAATAAAAAGAAGAATAAATCAAGATTTAACTATATTAGGTATAGGAGCTGTTAAAACAAGGTTTGATGTATCGTCTGGTATAACAATAGAATATGTTGATCCTTCTAGTTTAGTTTACTCATATACTGAAGATCCTAATTTTGAAGACATATATTATGTTGGTGAAGTCAAAGGTATAAGTATACCTGAACTTAAAAAACAATTTCCTTACTTAAATGCGGAGGACATAAAAGAATTAGAAAAATATCCTGGAGATTCTAATTATACTAGAAATAGAGTTGCTAGATATGATGATCAAACAGTTCAAGTTTTATATTTTGAATATAAAACATATACTAATCAAGTTTTTAAAATAAAACAAACAGCTTCTGGTTTAGAAAAAGCTTTGGAAAAACAAGACACTTTTGTAGAAGCTCCCGAAACAGATTCATTTAAAAAAGCATATAGATCAATAGAAACTTTATACAGAGGAGCTAAAATATTAGGTCACGAAAAAATGCTGCAATGGGAACTAGCAGAAAATATGACAAGACCTAATGCTGATACTACTAAAGTTAATATGAGTTACAACATAGTAGCTCCTAGAATGTATAAAGGCAGAATAGAAAGTATTGTAAGTAGAATAACTGGATTTGCCGACATGATACAGCTTACTCATTTAAAGTTACAACAGGTAATGTCTAGAATAGTTCCTGACGGTGTATTTATGGATGTAGATGGACTTGCAGAAGTTGACTTAGGTAATGGCACTAATTATAATCCAGCTGAAGCTTTAAACATGTATTTTCAAACTGGTAGTATAGTTGGTAGATCATACACTCAAGACGGTGGGCCTAATCCAGGTAAAGTACCTATACAAGAGCTTTCTACTTCAAATGGCATGGGTAAAATACAGTCTCTTATACAAACTTATGAGTATTACCTTAAAATGATTAGAGACGTGACCGGATTAAACGAAGCAAGAGATGGAAGTACTCCAGATAAATATGCTTTAGTAGGTTTACAAAAACTAGCAGCTGCTAATTCTAATACTGCAACTAGGCATATATTACAAGCTAGTTTATATGTTACGTTAAAAACTTGTGAAAATATTTCATTAAGGGCTTCTGATGCTTTAATGTTTCCAATGACGAAACAGTCTTTAATGCAAAGTATATCAAGATATAATACTGGAACATTACAAGAGTTATCTACTGTAAGTATGCATGATTTTGGTATATTTCTACAACTAGAACCAGACGAAGAGCAAAAACAAATACTAGAGCAAAATATACAAATAGCCTTAAAAGCTGGACAAATAGATTTAGAAGACGCTATAGATATTAGAGAAGTTAATAATTTAAAGTTAGCTAATCAAATGCTAAAAAAGCGTAGGAAAGATAAAGCAGCTAGAGATCAACAAGCACAACAAGCTAATATACAAGCACAAGCACAAGCAAATGCACAGCTAGCTGAACAAACAGCTTTAGCTGAAACTCAAAAACAACAAGTATTAACTGAGCAGAAATTACAACTAGAAAAAGCTAAATCTGATTTTGAAATACAAAAAATGGAAAGAGAAGCTCAAGTTAAACAACAGTTGATGGAATTAGAGTTTAATTACAATATGCAGTTAACTAAAGCTCAAGGACAAGCTAAAATTAATGAAGATAAATTTAAAGAAGATCGTAAAGACGAGAGAACTAAAATACAAGCTACTCAACAGTCAGAGCTAATCGATCAAAGAAAAAACGATTTGTTACCAAAAAACTTTGAATCCGCTGGTAATGATAACTTAGGCGGATTTGGTCTAGAGCAATTTACGCCTAGATAATTTTTATATTAATTATTATATTATATTATGTCAGAAGTAAAAGAAAAAGTAAAAGAAGAAGGATCTTTCAAAATTAAGAAAAAACCTGGAAGACCTAGAAAATTAAATAAACAAGAAGATATAATCAAAGTAGATTTATCTAAAAAAGAAGAAAAAGTAAAAGATGCCGTTGAAGAGCAAACAACAGATGAAGTACTTGTTCGCGACGAATCCAAAGCTAGCGAAGAAGTTCTTAAAGAAAACATCGAAGAAACAACTGAAAAACCTACCGAACAAAGTGAAGAAAAAGAAGAAGTAGTTACTATAAATGAAATTACTGAAGAAGAAGAAAAAACTGAACAACCAGTGGTAGAAAAAACTACTGAACCTGTTGTAGAGCAAAGACAACTTCCAGAAAACATAGAAAAGTTAGTTAAGTTCATGGAAGATACAGGTGGTACAGTTGAAGATTACGTTAGGTTAAATGCTGATTATAGTAATGTTGATGACAATACTTTAATTAGAGAATATTACAAACAGACTAAACCACATCTAAACGTAGAAGAAGTTAATTTCTTATTAGAAGATAGCTTTTCATACGATGAAGAAGTGGATGAAGAGCGAGATATAAAAAAGAAAAAACTTGCCTTCAAAGAAGAAATTGCTAAAGCCCGTAAATTTTTAGAAAACACTAAGAGTAAGTATTACGACGAAATCAAGTTGAGACCCGGCGTAACTCAGGAACAACAAAAAGCTATGGACTTTTTCAATAGATACAACGAAGAACAGAAAATGGTTAAAAGCAACCATGACAGATTTAAACTAAATACTAAAAATTATTTTAACCAAGATTTCAAAGGTTTTGATTTCAGTGTTGGTGAAAAGAAATTTAGATATGGAGTTTCAAATACTGAAAAAGTTGCTGATGCCCAATCTGATCTTACTAATTTTGTAGGGAAGTTCCTTAACGAAAAAGGTGAAGTAAAAGATTATGCTAATTACCATAAAGCAATTTACGCTGCTGAAAATGTTGATACTATAGCAGGTCATTTTTATGAGCAAGGCAAAGCCGATGCTATAAAAGATATGACTGCTAAATCTAAAAATATAAGTAATGAGCCAAGGACAACGTCCACAGGTGATGTTTATATTAATGGACTAAAAGTAAAAGCAATAGACGGCGTAGATAGTTCTAAGTTAAAATTAAGAATAAACAAAAACAAATAACTTAAAACTAAATAAAAATGGGTTTAACAAGTAACTCCCCAGATTTAACTCCACACCCTAAAAAAGGTGTTGCGTTAAATAGTAATTACTTGAGCTTTACAGGTGGACAAAATGATTTTTCACAACAATATCTTCCTGAATTATACGAAGCTGAAGTAGAAAGATACGGAAACCGAACTATTGGAGGTTTCTTGAGAATGGTAGGAGCTGAAATGCCTATGAGTTCTGATCAAATTATTTGGTCTGAGCAAACTAGGTTGCATATTGCATATGAAACTTGTGCAATTGCTGGAGCTTCTCACAAAGATAAAATAGACATTACAGTTCCTTCTGGTAAAGATTGTGCTATTAAAGTAAATCAAACAATAGTTGTACAAGGTGCTGGTGGTGAAATGACTGCTTTAGTAACTAATGTTCCTGCTAATACAGGTTCACAAACTACTATAAGAATAACTTGTCTACCTTACACAAATGCTGATTTTGTAACAGGTAATCAAGGTTTATTCACAGATACTGAAGCTGTAACTGTATTTGTTTATGGTTCTGAATATGGCAAAGGATTAGATCCTACAATTGAGACATTAACTCCTGATTTTAAAAAATACGAAAACAAGCCAATTATATTAAGAGACAAGTTCGTTGTTAACGGATCTGATGTTGCTCAAATTGGTTGGGTTGAAGTAGCTACTGAAGATGGAGCTTCTGGATACTTATGGTATTTAAAAGCTGAATCTGAAACTAGATTAAGATTTGAAGATTATATTGAAATGTCTATGGTAGAAGCTGAGAAAAAATCAGGTACTTCTACTGTAACCGTTGATGGATCTGAAGGTTTGTTTGCTGCTATTAAAGATAGAGGTCAAGTGTTAGACGGTTTTGCTACTACTGGTAGTGGAACAGGTGCTATTTCTGACTTTGATGCAATACTTAAGCAATTAGATAAAGAAGGTTCTATAGAAGAAAATATGTTATTCTTAAATAGAGGCTTAGCTTTAGATTTTGATGACATGCTAGCTAGAGTAAACGGTGGGTATGCTGGATCAGGTACTAATTTAGGTGCTTCTTTTGGTTTATTTAACAATGAAGCTGAAATGGCATTAAATTTAGGGTTTTCAGGTTTTAGAAGAGGTTCTTACGACTTCTACAAAACTGACTGGAAATATTTAAATGACGCTGCTACAAGAGGTGTTATTGATATGAAGTCAAGCATTACCGCTGACAACACTGTTGAAGGTGTGTTAATTCCAGCTGGAACATCTACTGTTTACGATCAAATTTTAGGTCAAAACATTAGACGTCCTTTCTTACACGTAAGATATAGAGCTTCTGAAGCTGATGATAGAAGAATGAAGTCTTGGGTTACTGGTTCAGTAGGCGGAGCTTTTACTTCTGGTTTAGACGCTATGGAAGTACATTTCTTATCTGAAAGAGCACTTTGTGTTCAAGGAGCAAATAACTTTGTGTTATTTCAATCATAAGATAAAAAACAATAAGGTGGTCGAAAGGCCACCTTTATTTTAATTATTATTATATTATATATTATGGAAACAAAAGTAAAAAAGACTCAAGTTAAAAAAGATACTTGGGAAATGAAAGATAGAAGATATTTGCTAAAAGGTATGCAACCTTTGAGTTTTATATTAAGATCTAAATCATCTAATAGAAAGCCTTTGATGTACTTTGATGAAGAAAAAGGTTATGAAAGAGAATTAAGGTATGCTACAAATCAAAAATCTTGTTTTGTAGATGAACAAAAAGGAAC